TTATTATCTGATGTTGTTGATAACTGAAGCCCACTTGAAACTATTAAAGCATTTACTACATCTAAAAACTCTTGAAAAGTAGTGTATGTATTAGTAATAGGAAATGAGCCATATACAGTCCCATTTATTTCAAGATAGTTTATTGAGATTTGATTGCCTGATGTAAATGGAGTTTCCATGAATCCATCACCAATATTAATACCATCGTAAAACCACCCTTGAACATCTATAGCTTGTGACTGACCTAATACTACAATCTTATCTGTAGATCCATAAGTTCCATCAGCAACCTCATGTAACTGCTCACATACAGATTTAGGACATTGATATGTTTTAAATGAATATCCAATAACACCAAAATCAACATTAGACAATTGCAAGTCTTTAGGATTTCTACCCTTTACCAGCCAGTCACTACCAGTTGAATCGTCCTCAATTACAAGTTCCATGTTTTGGAAATTATAAGTTGTTAAATAAGGGCTACTTAAAAGAATTGGATTAAAATCTAAATCAGTTACTAGAATTCTATTACCATCTTGATGCCCTATCAATCTAAATGAACTACCATAATTAAATAGCTGTAGATTTAGTTCATCGATAAGTTTCTGAAAAGAACTGAATGAATTTATTGAAGCTGGAGTAGATATAGCACCTAATCCATTAGTGTCTAAATTAGAGAAGAACACTCTCCACGTTCTATTATCCCAAGCAGGGATATTAGACCACTGAATTCCCTCAGGCTCAGACCATCCAAAATAGGTATCGTTTAGAGTAATAGATGAAAATGATTTAGATAAAACTCTATCATCGCACTCTAATTCCCCACCATTTTCTACTTTATTTTCATTACCATATCGATCTAAATACTTCATATTTTTCTATAATAAATTGTTTAAAAAAGTACAAGAGAACGTGTATAAATGCACGTTCTCTCTGCTCTAAAAGTTTTTTTAGTATTACAATCCTCTAAAATAGATTATAGAAATATCGTCTCCAGCTTGCAATTGTGCATTACTATTCCCAGCAGGATTATAGTTAACACTATTGCCAGTAACACTAAATGCTGATTTTCTAAGTGTAACACCATTTCTCACAAAAGTAATGTGTTGGTTGATGTTTTGTGCATCAATTAGAGGCTGATTAATCACAGTAAAACCTGTTTGGCCAGTTGTGCTTACTACAAAGTCTTCTTGCAAAGGTTTCCTTAATAAACAAGCATCCAAAGCTTCTTGAACTGTTGTGTAAGTTGTTCCAGATATTAGATTATCAAAAGATATTCCAGATGCACTTTGCTTAATTGTAGTTAGCAAGTTCCCATTCTGACTAATTGTAATATCACCATTTGGTAATGTAGCAGCAGTAACATTATATTTACTAAAATTAATTGTTGCTGTATCTCCATTCGTTTCAACAAAAGATAAAACATCATCCGTTAAATCAAAATCAGACCCTGCGTTATTAATCTGAATATCATTTTGATTCAATGGAACTGTTTTAACAACTACACCCTTAACAACAATTTCTAATTTAGGGTTAGGTGTTGTATCATCGATTAAATTAAATCGAACTTGGTCTGTTGTTGTATCAGCCTTAACTAAATCAAACCCATCAGGTTGTGCTGACAATTGAACTGCATTTGCTGATTGTGCTGCCTCTTCAATAGCACCTTGAACATCTGTAGCTATAAATCCATTTGTAAGATTATTAAACTCTACATTTTGAGCGATGAGCTCCGTCTCTGACCCAAATCGGTCTAATACTTTTTTTGCCATTTCTTTATGGTTTTTTTGGTTGTTTATTATTTATACTTTATAATTATTCGATCACCCTGCAAAAGTTGTTGATTATCATTTTCAGAAGGAACGTATTTAAACACTCCTGCATCCAAAATAAACGCTAAAATTGAGATTTCAACTCCATTTCGTGTCGCTGAAATTAGTTCTGTAGCTGTTGATGCTGGCATGAAATTGATTTGACCTGCTGTTGCTATAAATTGCTGTCTTTTTATAGGTGAACATTCACAATCTGGATCAGCATCACCTCCATCTTCTTCCTCATCCAATAAACAGTTCTCAGAGACTGTAAATGTTCCATTTCCAAGAGTAGTTGTTCCATTACAACTATCTATTAAAATGAATTGGATTTCAAATTCAACACCATCTTCTAAGTTCGTTACATTGATGTGAGACAAAGATCCTGTTATTCCAAGAAGCGTTCCTTGTTCATTTATAGCCTCATTTTTAATCCCCTCTTGCTGGAATACTAATGTCCCTGCTTTTGATATGATTACTTTTTGCTTATAGGTGCAACCATTTACTTCTGTGTAATTAGGAAATGGAAGTATAAGGGTCTGATTTTGCATAATTGTTATTTAAATTTTCTTTAATTTTTTTTGATAATTCTTGAATGGATTGCGTCATAAAATCACTTGCACCTATTGTATTGATTAGAATCTCTATTTCATGTATGGAGTAAAGACTGTTTTGAATATCCTCCCTGCTTACTGTTCCAAAGGCTGCCATTTGTTGCATTTCATTTACAGTATAGCCATAGAGCCTATCAACAAGTGTTAATATTTCAAATTTTTTCATTTCAAGGCTGTCACTACCATACATTTTACTAATAAGATCCTTTCTTGATTTAAGCCTTAGTAATCTATCATGTCCATCTTTTGAAAAAGAATCATACAGAGCAATTAGCTCAGCTTCTCCCTTGTTTGAAAACGATTTAGGCTTTACAATATCTATGTAAATAGATGTATCATATTTCATAGAATCTCCTACTGCAGTAACATTAAGATAAGAAGATATAAACCTCAATACTTTTGATGCAAGCATAAAGATCCTATCAGATACATCTTGTGCGAATAGATAAAACTTTTGTCTATCATACTCTTTACTCTCAGCACTTTGGTTTGCACCTTGTGCTTTTACATCTATAAAAAGAGAACGCTGTGCCTCTAAATAGTAACCCCACCAATGCTCCTTTGAATACTCTAAAATCGCTACATCTGGATTGATGTATTTTACTGCAGTATAGGTTTCTTGTGATTCACGTTTTTCTGGTGCTTCTACAACAAATAAGTCTGATGGGCCAATGCTAATAGTACCACGACCTTTACAGGTTTTGCAATCCACTTCACAATAGCCATCATCACAAGCCTCTTGCTGTTTCCCTTGACCACTACATGTTTGACAAACAGGTTCAACAACTTGCTTGTGTGGGTAAGAGTAGTTCTTCATTAGAACTTCATGATCTGACATATTTCTCAAGGTCAGTTCTGCCCATGGGACAAATGATTGAAAGAAACTTTCATAGTAAACAGATTCTCCATCAGAAATTCTATTCCCACCCAACTGAATAGCAGGAAGGATCCCAAATTTATGATTAACAAGAGTGTTTTTATCAATACTAAATTTCCCATCTTTACCTTTTAGCAACTTCACTTGATACTCTTTTGTTAAGAGTACAAGACCATTGTACTCAAAAAGCAAGTACTCATTTTCTCTATAACCTTTAATTGCTTTCGATGGAGCAATATAAAGTAATGGTTTTGCTGTTTCAAGCTCTGTAAAAGCTCCAAAATGACCCTCAATTACACACAAGAAAGCGTTTGGGTCATTGATCATCTCCTGCAATAAGTTGTTACTTAAAAATTCATCAAAGGTTTTACCATCAAAATTATTAGAAGTAATGTATTCATTTGCAACATCATTTTTAACACTTAATGTATAATTCCCCTTTTGAAAAATCGCCGATTTTAATTGACCAAGTCCCTTTATTACTATATCTTGTGTGACTTGAGAAAATGCACTCTTTCTAAAGTCCACCGACCATTGCTCCTCTCGTGGGTGACGATTTAGAATAGAACCCTTTACAAGGTTTTCATAAATCGGGTCCCAATTTGGAGGAGTATAAGTCTCTTGATAGCCAGAATTTCTATAAATCTTGAATGGTAAACGAATCCCTTTGCTGTGAAATGAAATTCGTGTGTAAGTCTCAATCCAATTTTTATAAATATCTGGCTTCACTGAGTCCTCCCCACCTTTGTTTAAAGCATCTAAAATTTGCTCTAACAACATAGGATTAAGGTTTTAAGAAGTCAGCAACTCCTGCTGGACATAAAGAAACATTTGCAACAGGCTTGTTAAGGAAATTAGGGTCTCCTAGGTATGATATTGTAACATTCTTTTGCTCAATACATTGTTTAGCAATAGATTTATCTTTTTCTAAAACAACATTAACACTTGCCGAGGCAAATTTACCATATTCTAAAACACCATTAAATGGAGTTTGTAATAATGGATTTGCATTTAAGTTAGCTGTTGCTAAAGAAATTGCTTTTTGCCCAATCGTATGTAAACGAAGTTCACCAGCACAATTGACATCTGCAAAATACCATTTACCATGCTCACTTAAGAGCTCCCAAATTTGATAATCTGAATAAGGATTATTATCCACAGTACCATCACCAGTAATTGGGTTATAGTCTAATGTATTCAAATCCTTAAATGTTAATTCTCTTGTACTTGCAATTTGAAGATCAGGCTCGCAATCTGAAATAGTTAAGGCTGTTTTATTAGGAGCACCCCAAACGAACTCTTTAAGTTTTGGTGTTCTCATAATTTTATCCTTATTAGCTTCTAACCAATCACAAAAAGCCTCATTTGTAGAGCCTTGTAATGGTAATTGTATGTCACATCTAAATGCCACGATAAAAGAATCACATACAGTTCTTAATTTTGGCGTACATCTTCGTGTTAGTTTTGGTGCTGGCGTTCCTGCTGCACACTCGGTAAAACATGCCATATTTTTGTGTTTTAAGATTAATTTAATAAAAGACAAAACTAAAACTTATTTCAACACAAAAGACTTACTATAAAATAAATACGCCAAATAGTTAAACTATTTGGCGTGTATCTTTTTATTCCTTACATTTGCATTTATAAAATAAATAAAATTTAATTTAAAATTCAAATATGTCAAATAAGAATCCTTATATAAAGCAAAAGATTGGTATAATATTTATACTTGTTATTACAGTTGCTCTATTTGTGTTTTTTTTCATGCCAATAATTGTAAAGAATAGAGAAGCTACTTCAGGTGAACCCAATAAAAAAGAATCAAATGATCTTAAAAATCAAGATATACCAAACACAAAAGAATATAATGCATTCATTAGCTTTGATAGTCTTAAAATAAAGGAACTATTGAAATACTTTAGAGTTGAAAAAGATGAATTTAGTTCTCTAAAAGAATCAAAATATATACCTAAAGATGCACCAATATACATAAATGCAAATGGTTTATATTGCGATTTTGATGCTTATGATAGTGGTAGTAAAACTCCAGTACCTAACAATTTCAGATTTCATTTTCAATATTTTGCAAAAGACTGGTTATTTATTGAAAGTCTTACATTCAATATTGATGATGAAATATTCACCTATACTCCTGATAAGATAGAAAGAGATAATTCTGGAGGAGATGTTTGGGAATGGTTTAATGACCCCATAAATAGTTCAAGTAAAGAAATAGTTTTAGCTTTAGCAAAATGTAAATCGGCTAAAATTAAAATTAATGGACAACAATATCATGAAGAAAAGACTGTAACAAAAGCTCAAATACAATCAATAAAAAGGACTGTAGATTTCTACAAAGCAATGGGTGGTGATATTAATGCTGAATAAATTTATAGACTTTATTATTATAAAAAAAGAGGATTAATCTCCTCTTTTTTTATTTAATAGTGTTAGATTTCTTGTTTACATATACTTTAACTGTTGACATTTGTGGCACAAAAGGTATTATTGAAAATGGACTTAGAATAAGATCTAAAAATGTAACTTTTGTATCTACTCTACAGTTTCCATCTTTTGGAGTTGGTGTATTTTTAAATACTGGGACTAAACCCCAAACAAAACGCAACTGTTTTTTCTTGGAATACAGTACTTTTGCTTTTGTACTATCAAATGTTCCACAAGGTGTTTTGCTTATTGTACATGATGAAATAAGTATAGAAATGAATACTAATATAATTTGCTTTTTCATTTGGAATTATAATTATTGAATTTTATAGTAAGTTACATCACCCCAAGTAGAAGAATTTAATATTAGTGAATCATTGTTTATACTAACTATATTAAGTTCAAAAGTGTTAGATGGTCTAACTACTCTTATTGTATTGCAATTTATTGTATAGTTTCCATCATTTTTTAAGTTCTCATAATAGATCTTATCAGAACCAAATTTAATATTAGCAAAAACTTGCCCTTTATGTTTCCAGTTTTTGTCTATTAGTAATGTTTGATCAATGCAATTTGTATTATTTTCTTCATCTTCTGAGCATGATGAAAAAGACAAGGCAAAAACTGCCAAAAGGATAAATTTTCTCATATAAAAAGTAATTAGGCTACAAATATAATAAAAAAAAGAATCAAGTATTTGATTCTTTTATGTAATCTAATGTTCCAAAAGGATAGGTTTTAAGTTGTAGTGTTGTAGCTGTTACTTCAATAATTTCAAACTCCAATGTTTGTCCTGTTCTTTGTATACTAACACTTGAGCAATTGATGGTGTATGTTCCTTTGTTATTTGAGTTAAGGTAGTAAATGCCATCAGCTCCAAACTTGAGCTTTGCGAGAGCTGTTACAATAGGTTTCCAAGAAACTCCTATTAATAAAGATTGATCAATACACATAGTTTTAAATTGGGGTTTCTGAGTTAATAGTACAGGTTTTAATTTTTATAGATTCTTTCACAAAGTTTGTTTTAATTCCAAGGTGTTCACGCACTGTATTATACCTTACTTTTACATACTTTGATGCAAATTTCACAGCCTTTGAAAGGTTTGTAAACACATAGTCTTTTTTATCTTCTAGTGTTACTTTATAGATTTTTGTTCCCATGATTAGCAAGAGTGTTCAATTAAACAATAGCATTCTTCAAAAATAGCTTCTAAACGCACCATGGTATTCCCCTTTATTCCAGATGTTTCAATTTTAGGTTGATCCTTTAAAATATATTCTACACCATCAACTTTAATGGTTTTTGCTCCTAATACAGCAACAACTTCATTCATATACCATTGTGGCATAAATCCTGTTTGTAGCTTGTATTTTCGTGTTAATTTAGAGCTTATAGCATAGCATTCTTCAGTAAGTGTACGTTCCAATGTTGGAGCTATTTCTCTAAAAGACCCATAAACTCGTGTAAACTTTTTATATTGAATTGGATTATAGTTAAAATCAAAATTACAGTAGTAGTCTTCAGGAGTATCAAAATCCCCATTAGGAAAGTAAGGAAATCCATACCAATAGCCCTCGCAATCAAAGTTTGTGAATACCCCTTCAATTGCCACTGTTTTATCATTACAGCCAACGCATTTGTATTGTTGTGTATAAGCTAAACCATTAGGGAAGCCCTGTTGGAAGTCTAAAATTTGAAAGTAGAAGCAATTGTTGGAAATAGAAGGGAGCTGAAAGGTATCACAATCTGTAGTTACAGAAACAGGTGGGTAATTTTGAAGTGTAATCGTTCCATTATCATCTACAAATACTTCAGCTAAAAAATTTTCTTCAGTACAAGTACTTGAAATGAGTGTAATTCCTGTAATCATTAGTGTGCTTCCTGGTACATAATTATATTGAAATAAATAATTTGGTGTTGGGTCTTCTATTACTGTTCCATTAATTTTCTTTATCTTCACATCTTCACGAGACGAGACAGGAAATTCAAACCTATAAATATAAAGGCAGCATTCACAGAAGTCAAAACTTAATTCAACATTAGTGAAACATTGGAATTCTGGTGCTTCAAATGGCTTTTTATTTTTTCTGAAGCTTCCTTTGGTCCACTTAACACCATCAGGAGTACTTAATCCATTAATAGGGAACGTCCTAATGTTAGCATCTGGACTTTCAGCACAACAATTGATTTGTTGTAGTTCAAGTTCTGGAGCTAACTCACAGACTCCTGTATCAGCATTACAGCCTACAGAATTAAATTGTAAGTAAATTTTGTCACCACCTGCAAATGGGATGTAAAAATCTTGATCATTCGCACAACGGTTATAGCCACAGTTCCAACTGTATTCTATATCATCTATTATAGTGCCTCTATTTGTAACAATCATATTTTTCCTTTTAGTGTTATAATTCTTTGGTTATTGGTTCTTTTTATTGATAGTTCTGTAATGTAGCCTAAATTGCGTTCATTGCTGTAGGGCTCATGCAATGGCACTCTAATTGTGGCTAAAATCTGTGCTTGTTGATTGTGCCAAATACCTAAACGCTCCAGTACAGCAGAGCAGTCTCTTAATTCGATAGTAAAAACCCTATTCTTCTTACTTAATCCCCTTGTATCTTCTATTTGCCAAAAGTAATCGTACAAGTTCCCTAAAAATTTAGGCTCAAAAAATAAAGGATAATTATAGAGCTTTAGATTTGCTGGTGTATTTCTATCATGTGTACCCACTTTATTTACCTGTGTATAGGTATCACTTGTATTATTAGTAGGATTCTTTAAAGGAAAACTCCCTGCATTGGGGTATTGCTTAACATAGGATTGGTTATTAGCTGCGTCTTGGTCATCTAACAATGGATCATGGATCAATAGCTTTGGGCTTGTTGTGGTATGCCCACTCATAATGATTGGGGCTGATGGCGTTGTTAGTCCTTGTTCTGCTATATTCCAAAAGTCAAAACCAACACTTAATGATGTTCCAAGCACTTCTACTGCACCAGGGAAATAGTCTATATTATACTGTTCTGGCTCTAAGTTATCATCATAGACACGAACAGGAGAAAACTGCAGTAGCACATTTCTTCCACCCTCATAGTATTTATTATTTCCACCTGTGTTAAAGTCCACAATATCATTGTAAATCCGTTTGGCATAGTTACCCACATTATCCATAGCATCATCAGAGTAAGAAAATTGCAGATATGCTGGTGACTTTTCTGTGTCCCATTCAAAGCAAATACTTCCATAAATTAGGGCATAATCTAATTGTGTTGTAAAATCAAATAAAAGAGGTTGATTGATGTAAGAACTTTTCTTTTCAAAGTAGAGGACTTGGTCGCCATTGGTCTGTTGCTTAACATACCATCGTGCATTAAACACACCTTTTAATTCGTCCAATAATTCTTTTAAATTTTTAATTGGTGCATTCGTTCTCTTATAAAATTGATTTACCTCCTTTAAAACTCCTTTTTCTGTGCTTGGGTGAAAGTAGCATGTATTGTAGTATGGGCTTAAAGATGAGCCAAAGATACTACCTGTTCCATAGTTTAGATCCTTATAATTGTTCAAAGCTGGATTTACATTGTTATTATTTGCAACAAATGGTGTAGCATCTAATGCAATTGTGATTCCTAAATCCTTTGAGCATTTATCACAAACATTCTTAATATAGTCACGAATGTATGGGGCATGGTGTTTGCGTGTACATCCAAAAATAGCATTGTAAATAGCAACAAGATCTTCAATATCATCCAAAACCTGTATTGGTGTAATATCTGGTACTAGTGGTAAAGCATTTATAACTGTTATAATCAAATTTATAATACTAATTATCAATACTATAACAATTAATAACACTGTTATTGCAGACAATAGGATATAAAACAACCACACCTCCCATTCACTTTCTGTAATGTTACAATACACAAAAGAGGGGTGAAAATGCGTTGTTGTATCCCTAAACCATCCTTGGTGATCATCATCAATAAGTGTTCGTTCAAAGCAAGACAAAACCTCATCTTGTAGCTTTAGATTTACCTTTATAGAACAATCATCAAAGCAATAGCTAATTCCATTAGATGTAATCTTGTATTCCCCCACCTTTTTATTGTAAACATCATCCCAAATTTCAATGTCTATTGCATTTAAAAACCCCTCTGGTCTTTCAATAAGCCAATCTTTTACAAATCTAAAGGCATCATCATAAAACACTAAACTGGCAGAAACAGAAGAAGTAGTACTGTTTTCTTTGTCGAAGCTCCAGGACAAATCTAAATTTGCAAGCCCTTGAACCCCATTATACTCTTGGTAGGTATTTTGTGGAACAGTTCCTAGAACTTCTTCTATGGAATTCGTACTAGAATTAAAGCTATAAACAATGTTTTCTTGAGTTGAACCATTCCATCGTGTAAACTGATGTTGCTTTAACCTTGAGATGTACATAATTTATACAATTCTTTTTCAAATAATTTAACTTGCTCTTCTGTAACAGCAAATTGAATTAAGTTTGAAAGTAGTGTTACATTAAAAATAGCCCTATTACTGTAAAACAACTGCTCCTTATTTCCTACAGGGTCATAGCAAAATAGGTCATAAACGATTTTATTTGTAATATGAGAAAATAGGAATGTAGCATAAAGTCCTCCTTCTATACCAAGGGCAAGTTGTTCTTGTACTATAGCTCCATTATCATCTACTATCTTTCCACAAAAGGTATTAGAATGTACATCGTTAATTTTTATAAATCCTAAATTCAAAAGGAAGTTTTCAATACTTCCTAAACACATAAGCTGATTCATAGTTTTTGTTTAATTGTTGTTTGATTATTACTTGTTTCTATAATTTTTATTAGACCATTTCTGTCAAGATTCAATGATGGAACAGGTTTATTCCTAATTTCAATCAATACTTCTTTGAGCTGAGACCTTGTTTGCTTCATTTCATCCTTTAGTTCTTTAAAGTCTGATGACAAATGCACATTTGCTCTAATCTCTTGAGCTTGATTAATAATTTGAGCTGTTTTCTTGTAATTTATAGGTTGCTTAACAGAAAATCGTTGCTTAACATCTTCTACAAAAGAGGGATCATCTTGTATTTTGTCGTAAAGCCATGAGTTCCTTTTATTTTCTTCTGTTGGTATAATACGTTCTCCTTTATTTGCAAAAATTGGAACAGTATCCACACCATCTGGGAATCGATCATCTTTAAGATAACGGGTCCCTTTGGCATATTTCCCAATTGCAGAGAGTTGAGACTTAGCAGCAAAGAGTCCAGAAGCTAACCCTGCAACAGTAGCAGCAATAGCAATAACATTGAATGGAAATGGAATTGCTGCTGCCGATGATATAGCAACAATCCCATTAGATATTGCAAGGGCTTGATTGGCTATAATCTGGGCTTTTTGTGCTGTTTCTTGCTTCTTTCGTATTTTATCACGTTCTTGCTCTAATGCATCCAATCGCTCTACTTCTCTTTGATATTGTTCTGCTTGTCCCTTGTCTGCAAGTTCTCTGTACTTTTCTACACGTTCAGTTTGCTTTTGAATAAGAGCATCAACACGATCCAATTCAGCTTCTAAAACATCAGATATTCCAGAGAATGTATCTTGCAAGCCTTGTTTTGTGAGTTGCAAGCCCTCATCTATTTTCTTTTTTCGCTCTTCCTCTTCTTTGGTTGTTGTATCGCCCTCTTTTTTTGTTTTCCCTGTTTTTAGTGTAGTTATGTCGGTTTCGTTTTTATCTGACTTTGCTTTTAAATCTTTTGCTTGAGCATCAGTGATTGGTGTTGGAGCTCCAATTAATTTTAAAGAAGTGTAAGTAGCTAAAATTCGTTGTATTAATGCTTGCTCCTCTTCAAGTGCTTTAATCCGTGCATCATCAAGAACAGAAGTCTTTTCATTGTTTATTCGCTCCAGCTCCTTTTGGTATTGCTCCTCATTGAGTATGCCTTTTTTGTAGCTTTCTGTTGCAGTTAAAATACGTTTGGCATAGCTCCTTTCAATGGACAGCTCTTCTTTGTTTAATTGTTCTTCTAACTTATCAAGAGCCTTTTTGGTGTACTTATCAGCTAAATCTAAAGAAGCATTTTGAGAATTAAGCTCTACAGAACGTATGGAATCCTCTCTCTGTGTTGCTAATGCAGTCCTAACCTCTGTTAAACCTTGTCTGTTCTTTTTAGTGGCTTCTGATTCGTTCTCTTTTTGTGGCCCCAACTTGGTTTCAAACTCATCTAGGATTTTGCTTTGTTTTTCAAAATCCTCTTGAATTTGTTCCAATTGTTTTTTACGCTCACTCTTTATTGTTTCACGCTCACGGCTCAAACTATCTTTAATCAGTTTGAGGTTTTTATCATTAAGAGACTCCTGTTGCTTTAACAGTTGTTCACCTATTGATTTTAAAAGTTCAGCTTTTTTGGAGTTGAAGTCTTTAATATCATTCAGCTCAAGAAGATTATACTTTTCATTTACTTTAAGGAGAAGTTGATTATACTCATTTCTTGCTTTTTGATTTAGCTTTCCATCTTTTTGAGCTTCATCATACTTATCTTTATAGCCTTTTAGTTCAAGTTCTTTCTCAAGTTTCAAACGTTCCTCAATGCCTTGGATACTATCTTTATCAGATTGAACTTTAGACTTCCTAATATCCTCATCTACTTTATCAATATCCTTTTGGAATGATATAGGCTCTGGGGGTTTTGTCGGTTTTGGTTTTGGCTTTGCTGGACTTATTGTGCCACTTTTACCGTCGGTTTTATCCTTATTTAAAGCGTCTCTCTCCCTCGCCGTTATGTAGGCTCTTAACTCATCAATCTTTTGCTTAACCTTTAAGGTTTGTTCCTCTACTGGTATGCTCAAAAAGTTTTCTAACTGTTCTTTAGCATCTTTTAAATTTTGAGCCTGTTTTTCTTTAGTCAGTTGAGCCTCCTTTTGTGAGAGGTTGTTTAGAATCGTGTTTTTTTGTATAAACTCTTTTTGCTTTTTTTGTCCCTCTTCAATGTCTGACACGTACTCTTTTAAGAAGTTTTTCAAGTCATTGTTAGACCCAAAAAATTGACCTAATTTAGATTGCCCTGCTTTAGCAAACAGATCCTTTCCAAAATTCAGCCCCAATCCCTCAACGTCTATTTTTTGGAGTTGGTCGTTCGTTAATCCATCAATCGTCTGTTTTAATTTTTCAACGTCGGTTAAGTCGATGTCTAACTTTAAATTTGTCTTCAACGCCAAACCTAATGAAGCCGTTGCTTTACTTTGCTCTACAAGAGTTGCTGCCTGTTCCTTTTGTATAAGTTGTTGAGCTTCACTTTGAAGTTGTAATTTGATCCGTTCCTCGTACTTTTCATTAACAGCTCTCAACGTACCCAATAGAACACCGTTGCTCACATTTTCAGCATCAATATTCCCTAAAAATTCTGGATATTTAGAGTTCAACTCTGCCATCAATGAATTTCTTAACTCGTTGTTATCATTCACCGAAACAATCCCTTGAACAAGTCCATTGATTTCAGCCTGTTCCTGTCTTAACGTTTCGGATAATGGGACTTCAGTCCATTCGTTTAATACGCCTACAACCTCCGAAGCTCCATCAATCAACTCTTTAAATAAGCCAGAAGATTGATTGCCTATGTTAGCAAATAACTGGTCTATACTATCTCCAAGATTTGTGAAAGCTCCCCCTAGTGTACGTGTAACAGCTTGCATACTACCAGCTACGCCCCCAAGTTTACCAAACTCAACAATCGCTTTTTGTATGGCTTCATCGGAGTTTTGAACTGTTTTTGTTACCCCTTTAAAGGATAGAGACACTTGGTCTCCAGATTTGCTGGCTCTAATCCCAAATTCTTTTAATCGTTCAAACTCTCCAGTTTGTGCATCCAACACAGCTTCTGCCAGCTGGTCTAATGATTTGCCCTGTGATGCTGCAATATCCCCAAGGTTTCTCATTTGTTCTTGTGTAGGTTTAAAACCTCGATTCACCAGCTTAATGTAAGCACCTGTCACTTCCTCTAATTCAAAAGGGGTCTCCTTTGCAAATTGTTTAATCTCTTGGAAGGCTTCACGCCCCACCTCTTTCCCTAAAGTGTTACTTAAAACAGCTTGAAACTTTTGATATTTTGCAGTAGCTTCAAATGCTTTCACTCCAACACCAACAACAGCAGCACCAACAGCTAATAAACCTGCTCCTGCTGTTAATGGGATGCCTAAACCTCCTGCCACTTCACCACCAATATTGCTTACAACAGCTTTGTCCCTTGCTTGGGGTGTTGGTAGTTGTTTTGTTGCTTTTGGTGTTCCTGCATTATCAATGTTATTTAATTGTTGTCTAGTTCTTAAAAGTTCAGCATTATAGCGTTTTAAAGCCTCTGGACTGTTTGCTTTATTTCTGGCATTTAGTAGCTCGACTTCTTTTAACTTCAATGCATCGACAATGCTTAACTGCTTCCGTAATTCGTCCTGTTCCTTTTTACTTAATTTCAAAAACTCCTCTACTGTTTTGTTGATAGAAGTCAAGTCCTTTTTAGTATCAACAAGCGTTTTGTTATCTACAGCAAAACGCAATCTTGCTAAAATATCTAATACATCACTCATCTTCTTGTTTTTCTTTAGGCTCGTTTAAGGATTTACTTCTTTTGATTAAGCTGTTAAGTGTTAAAGCAAATTCTTCAACAGTTAAGCTTTGAAGTTCTTTGATTTTAAGAACATCTCCATCCGTTATAGACACTAATGTATCATAATAATCATGCTGGAAGCGTTCAGCAAACTCAAAACGTGTAATCATTTCATACACATCTTGCTCTTTTTTACTTTCATCATCTCCTCCTAACTCTATTAATCGAGTAGAAAGATGCTCCTGTAATTTATTATGCTCCTGCAAGGCTAATTCAATCAAATAATTTTTGTGTTCACTCGTTTTAATAAGGTGATGTTTGTATTCAAGAAATTCATTGTTAAATTCCAAGGTTGGCTCATCTTCTAATAAAAAATAAACACAAGCTAAATTGATGAGGTGAGACTCATCGTTTTCTTGAGTGAGTTCCTGCAATATAGAGCAGGAATACAAAACCTCCTGCTTAAACTCTTCTAAGCTATTAGATTGGTTTGCTAATTCTTGTAGTTTTTCTATAACATTAGTTAATCGTGTCTTATAATCTCCTAGTTGTAGATGTGATGCAAAATAACAGGCTATAAAAAACCTACTCTGTAGCATCTCTTGATTGCCATATCTTAGCTTAAAAAGAGGCACTTCATTCAATTTCAGTTCAGCTCCTGTTTCATCTACAACAGGTTTCAATTGGTGGTTCATTTCTTGTATATGTATTTTGAAATAAAGTCTGGGTAAAGTGAATTTATTAAGTATCTAAAGCAATCAGTTAAGTTCATGTTAAACGTTTCGGTATTGTCCTTGAATAGAGCATCTTGGTCTTTGCTTTTCTCATCGACTTTTGAAACTATAATATCATTAATTAGCTCCACACAAGAATTATCAATCTTGAAATCATTGTGGTGCTCTAATACTGTATTGCAAAGCTCTCTACTGTTTGAGTAACTTGGATTTTTCTTTGGTATGAGTCGAAGCTGGTAGTCTGTTAACTTTAGCAATCGCTTTAGCTTTTCAATTTTATTCCATTCATTCTTTGGCATTCCTACGTCTCGAGCATACCCAGACGCATCAGCAATTAGCATCATTTTAGTGTAAAAAGGGAAATCTTTAGACACACGGCTGGCTAAATCCTCAAGGTCTGCATTCTCTATTCGGTAGTTTTTAACAACATGGCAATAACTGTTATCATTAATCCCACCTTGTGCAACAATTGCACACAACGGATTCACATTAAAGTCTACAGAAAGGTAGGTTGTTAATTGTGGATTGTATCGAAGTCCAGACGTAACGTGCTTTTCTTTTTTGAAGTTATAAAACCAAGGTATGGTATTATCCACTTCGCCCCACTCTCCATGTAAATTTACAGCCAACGCCTGTGGATTACCTCCATAAACAAGCCTTAAGTTCTTGACATAGTCTTCAATATTAATGTACTCATTGTGGTGCACTGTTGAACGATTAAAGTAGGTCTCTTCCTTAAATCTATCATCTATTTCATAGAGGTTACTTTCTTTAAAAAACGTTTTAGCAATATAACTTTTAGAACTTGTTGGATTATAAGAAAGAATCATTTGTAAGTACTTTGCGTTTGGAGTTCTCAATACTGAATTGATCATTGCAAATTGCTCATAGGTACATTTATCAGCTTCATCAATCCAAATGGTTGTGGCGTCTGGAATCCCCTTTGTTTTTTCTGGGTCATCTAACCCAAAAGGTATGAGTTTATTCCCTGTGATTTTATTGGTAAAACTCATGGAACTATTAGAAGACTTGCTATAATTAAAGTATTCAGACAGTCCTGTTTTCTCTAAAAATCCACATAAATCTGGAAATGTTGTCTTCCTTAATGTCTCGTATTCGTGCCTGCAATAAACACCTAAAAAGTGTCCTTGTATAAAAGTTTCTGAAAAGAGTTTAAGCATCACATGGTGTGTTTTGCTGCTCCCTCTACCTCCCATTAGGACGCAGTACCTTTTTTTAGTCTTAAGAAACCCTGAAAAGTGTTTAGAATACCATTTCCTTTTTATTACAAATTTTTTCATTCATCGTCATCTTCCTCTAAAAATATACTATCAGCTCCTTTGGTTACATTTAAGTTGATTTCTTGCTTATCAGAGTACCCATACTTAGCTTTCAGTAGAAAAATAGACATTGTGGCATTGTGTTCGCCTGTTAGCCCCTTTTTACAAATCCGATTCTCAAGCATCTGCTCTATCTTTTTTATCGCTCGAAAAACGTCTATATCCTCCTTGAATTTTTCTTTCCAATACTGCCAAACATCTGGATATAAATCAACTAATTCTAAGGCTTCATAAAGAAAAACAACATTTTTATCTTCTTTTGATAATTGATCAATTTCTTGAAGCTTCTCCAATACATTTTCTTGAGTCCATTTTTCAGCTTCTTTATTTCCAGGTTTAAATTCCCATTCTTTCATACTTCAATAAGTTTCCATTTGGTGAAAGAGCTAAAAAAACGCCTGTTTGTCTTTGTTTTTGAACAATTATAGCAGGCGTGGAATCGTATTTTATGGCGTTCTCTAAATCTTTATCGCTTAATTGCTTTGTAGCCTGTTTAATTTTCAAGAATGTTTTTTCGAGTGGGCTCATGGTAATTGAAAAATTTGAATTGTTCTTCTTGCACTATTGCATCCCTAATAATAGAGAGTTGAATCACTCTCATTGCTGCCTTTTCTGTTAGTGGTACAATCATTTTAATTAAATTGTATTGCAAATTTACAATAAAAAA